TTGGTGTGGTTGGTGCTGGCAGCGGATATCAGCCAAATGCCACTGTTACAATAACAGACCTTAGCATTGCAAAAGCAGGAAAAGGCGCTAAGGCAACAATTAACGGCTTAGATATCAACGGCGGGATCACTGGAATCACGCTACAAGCTGTTGGCTCTGGAGGAATTATTTCCGCCACAATTAACAACACTTCCAATGTTGTGAATGGCCTGATCATCAATAGCCCGGGTGAAGGCTACGTGATCGCTCCTAGACTTACATTCACGGGTGGCGGTGGATCTAATGCCACAGGAACTTGCACGATCACCACTTCATTTTTGGACTATATTGAAGTTACAAACGGAGGATCAGGATACACACAAGCGCCAGCGGTTACCATTAGTGGCGGCGGCGGCACTGGAGCCACTGCGACAGCTACTGTTTCTGGAGGTCAGCTTGTAAGGGTTAACGTAGTTACAAAGGGAACAGGATACACAGGAAGTCCGACGATCACGTTTACCCCATCAACAGGTGTATTTGTATCGTTTACCACAACGGGAACATTCCCAAGCCCAATTACTCAGGGCGCTTCATACCGAGCGGAGCAACCGTTTTCTTCGTCCAGCTTCACAATCACAAACGTCGATTATAGCCCCGTAAACATTACGAGCGTAGGAACAGGGCAATTCTACGTACTTATTTCGCGATCATTTGCTGTCGGATTTACCAACAGATGGGTTGGAGACTATGATGGTCTTGCAACTGGTCAGGGCATCTATTTTGCCTCTGACTACAATCTTCCGAGCACGACTCCCGCAATCGACAAGGGAACAACGCAATTTTTCCTAAATGTGGACGCAGGAAACGCAACTGCGCGTATTTATAACACTCTTGGAAATGCCAATGCTGGTGGAACTACTGGTCTTATCAATGTAACGGCATTCGGAACTGGTCAGGCTTACTATGCGCTACGTGTTTCTGCATCTCCGTTGCCATATCAAAATCGCATCAATCCTGACAGTATTCAATTTTTGCAAGATGATGAAATCGTGAGGTTCTCAACATCTGGAACGCTTCCGTCTCCTCTTGTTGCGGCAACAGATTACACAATCAAAATTTTTGGTGACGATATCAAGGTGTATTCCAACAACGTCTTGGTAACGATCACTACTCCCGGTACGGGGCAACTCAGCCTCGACTTGGACAGGACGGTAACAGCGGTTCCTTCTACGAGCATCGTAGAAACGGCATCGCTTTACTCGACAGGACAAGCCGTTACGGTGCGTCCGAGAGACGGGGACTCTCTTCCAAGTCCTCTGGTTGCGGGGACGAACTACTACGTCAGGAAGTTGGATTCTGACGAGTATGAACTATATCAAACCGAGGCTCAGGCGAGGAATTTGGCATCAACGGTTGGTAGGATCTCATACCAAACTGCAGGCAATACTGCCAACAGCACGTTTATTGTGGATTCGATCCAGCCGCCGACACTCGTCAAGAGCATCCAACAGGTTGAAAAGCCAAAAACTGACGGGTTCGTGTCGCTTTATGCGTATGACTACGGGCGGACAAATGACATGACGCTCATTGGACAGTATCATCCAGCCGACACGAACCCTCAGTATAGGCGGATTCGCCTAGGTCAGCCCTGTGCATGGGCGAGGATCATCTACCGCATGAAGAATCCGACGATTGAGTCAGTGTATGACTTCATTCCGATGGAAAACGAGCGAGCCATCCTAACAGCGCTTCACGCTGTTGACTTGGAAGACAAAGACTTTGCTGATCAGGCGCAGCGATATTGGACGATTGCAATAGCATACCTGAAGAATCAACAGGAAAGCATTGACGGACACGCAATGGCTACTCCTCAGATCAATAACATCGTTTACGGGGATGGCTCTGACGTGATTATGCGATGAAATCCGAGCAAATCAACGCAGGCAGGCTTGTCAAAAGCACTGCTGGTTGGGTTCAGGGCGTCAATAGCGTCAGGAATGCATGGGCGCTTCCAGAAAATCAGCTTAAATGGGGAGTTAATGTCACGGTTCGCGGTGGCATTGCACAAACCCGCCCCGGATATGCCATGCGACTTTCGCTTCCGCCCGGCAACTTACAGGGCGGAGTTTTCTTTGCGGCAAACAAACAAGCCCAAGCTGCTGAGAAGAAAACTGTTAACGGACAGCTAATCACTATTCCGCGACAGATTTTCGACGTGGACGGAAGGGGCGTTGCTGCCGATGAATTGACCTACATGATTTTTGCAGTGAGCGGCAACGTCTACTTCGCTCCTTTCCCACTTGAGCAGCCCAAAAATTGGGAAGACTACAGGCTTGCTGGCGTCAAAATGGATGAGGACGTGGATAGGTGCATCTTCACGCTTGCCACAAGATCTGCAACCACTTCTACGGGTGGAGACACTACGGTAACCCCGTCACATCGAATCGTGATGATTCAAGACGGCATTTCCTCACCAGCTTATTGGGATGGATCTAACCGCACTGGCGTTCAGAGCGACAAGATTCCCGTGGGAACTTGGATGGCGTTCTCTGGAAACAGGCTTTGGATAGCCGACAACAACTTGGTTTTAGCCTCAGATCTTGGAGATCCGACAAGTTGGCTTGAAAGAACGTCTGGAGCAGGGCGAGGAGATTTCAGTTTCTCTCGTCCCGTTACTGGCCTTGTCTCGTATGTCGGTCAGAATACCGATACCCGTCTGATTGTCTTCACGGATCGGTCTACATTTTCTCTAGCCTCAGGAATTCTTGATAGATCGGCTTGGGCTTCTACAGCCAACTTCCAAAACACGCTATATCCTACCGTTGGTTGCGTTGCAGGAAAAAGCATTGCGTTTCAGGCTGGTCAAATGTGGTGGTATTCTCAGGGCGGATTGGTGGCTGCTGACGTTGCTGCCGCCAGCTATCTTTCCTCTCAGGTCTTGTACAAAGACGTGGAAATGGCGCGAACCAAGCGCTACATGGCAGGAAATCAAAGCCAGATTTGTGCCACTTCCTTTGAGAACTACTTGCTTTACTCCGTCCCCTATCTAGAACCCGTTAATTCGGCCACAATGGTCTTGGATTATGCCGCTGCATCCGAGTGGGGACAGGCTAGGAACCCTGCTTGGTGTGGCGTTTGGGAGGGAACTAGGCCCGTTGAGTGGACTACTGGCGTTGTGAACGGGCAACCGCGCTGTTTTCAGTTCTCTCTCGACTACGCAGCTACCAATGATGGCTCCTATAACCACTTGTGGGAGTCTTTCATGCCTGAGCGGACGGACTCTTATCTCCGAATCAATCAGGACGGGACAACGACTCGCTTTTATAACCGCATTTATAGCCAGATTGAGACTGCTCAGCTTGGGGACGGGATGGATTTGAAGCAATTTGTCTATGCTGAGATTGAATGCAAAGAAATCGGAGGAACCGTGGACGTGCGAGCCAGCTTCAGGGGAAGCAAAGGATCATATCAAAATGTCTTGGATCGTCGCATACTGGCAATTAGCGAAAGACACCAATATGAAAACACCCCTTTTGAGGCGGAAATTGATGAACTTGGCTTCCTAAACACGCAATACAGAAGACTTGTCACTCAAAGCGCTGCTAGAAATGCCACATACGAGACTTGCGAAAGCCCATTAACGGCAGACATAGATAAAGCATTTTCTATGTTAATTGAATGGTGCGGGGAGCTAGGGGTTGAGATTGTTCGTGTTTTTCAAGATCCTTGGAGCGAAAAGTCTGTTGGCGATCCGAATTACAACGAAATGCTGACCTGTGTTGTTGGAGAAGAGGGAGATTCTATAAAGATAGATATTCTTCCAAGTCCTCAAGATGGGCCTCTTGGAGAGAATAAAACCTTTTTTGCTAAGGTATACAAGACGGTCACGCTTCCCTGTGTCGGATTCCCGTCAATATCGGCTACAGCCTCAGCCTCATATCTTTCCTTCATTTCCTACTCTCATGCCGAAGAGCAGGCAGGCATTCTTGCTCAGCAAGCAGCCAATGCCGCTGCCGTTCAGTATAAAATATCGAACCCCTGCTAATATGCCCAATATTTCACAGGCTTCCGTTCCAGTGACTGACTTTCCTAGCAAGTTTATCAGTCCTTTTTCGGATACATCAATGGTTCCCCTGTATTCCTCAATTCCGTTTACGGCTTATAAAGATCCAGAATGCCTTCCGTGCGCTGTTTGTGGCAGCTTTATTAACAGAGTGAAAGTTATTCAGGAGCAGGCGGCAAAATTCGCTGGATATACTACCAAAAATGATGTCTTTGTAGGCCGAGCATAACATGAATACACGCATAAATTACAAAATGTTGCGTCATGGAACCAATGAGTTCCTTGAAGCAGTAGACTTTGCCGAAGAGTTCGATCACAAAATTGTAGAGCACCCCAATATCAATGTCTGTGGACACTATAAAGATGGAAATTTGGTTGGATACTCCGATTGGGTTTACATCCCAACAGTTTATCCCGCATTCCATCCAAAACACACAAGGCCAAGGGACGTATATCGCGTAATAAATGACTTTGTCACGTTTGTGCAAATGTCTGGAACAATTGCTTATATTGGAGTTCCCAAAGAAGACGGCAGACCTAATTTTTCAAACGAAGTAATGACCAAAATTGGACTTACTCCGATGAACAGAGAGATCTACGAGATCACAGCACCAAAGGAATAATATTATGGGTGGATCACCAGCAACAGTAAACCCGGGCGACTACATTAGCCGTCCAAACATGGACATGGAAGCAGCCCTTCTTGGTCAGAAAAACCAAGTTGGAATGATGGCGCTTCAGAATCAGGCTAATTTGCTCAAACTTGCAGCAAATATTACGCCTCAGATGCAAGAGTTTAACCCGAATCAGGTTTCTCGCGAGGCGGGTGAACTTGGCATGGCGAATCTTGCCAGATCTCGCAAATACGAACAGCTTACAAGTCCTGAAACGGCGCAAATGCGCCAAGACATTCCGAAGCGTTTGCAGCAGGCGACTTCATCAGATGCTTGGAAAAAGCAAATGGAAGAGTGGGCCAAAACAAAAGGGATTTCTGCAATTTCTGCTACGGGAATTGACCCCGACAGCACGATTGGAAGATCTGCCCTGTTCGACATGGCTACTCAGGCTGGACGAGATTTTGAACTTGGGAACATTGCTGCTCAGCGCAGTTATGCCGACACGTATGGAGCACCCACTGGCGGACTAGACCCGGGCGCATTGATGGCTGGCAAACAAGCAGCAGAAGTAGCCAATCAGGAGGCAGTGGGACGCTATCAAGCTGGTCTTTTGGGTGCTGCACAAGGATTAGGAAGCAGCTTTGCTGATTTTGCCAACACTGGCATTGGCGATCTTCTCAGTCTGTCTCAGGCAAATCGCGCCAACCAACAGAATTATCAACAGATGCTATATCAGGGCGCTGTTCAAAATGCCGCATCCCGCAACGCGCAACAAGGAAGCATGATGGGAATGTTGGGAGGATTGGGCGGAACAGCGCTTCTGGCTGGAGCCACTGCATACTAATGAAAGACCTTTTGGACATCACGATTGAGCGAGTGCTTAGATGGAATAAGCGCTGGCCGAAGTCTGTTGTCCTGTGGTCAGGAGGCAAAGACTCAACGGTATTGCTCCATATTATAAGATATCAGTGCAAAATTGATTTGCCCGTTGTCCATTGGCGCGAACCGAAGCTAAGGCAGCGGTATGCGTATGCGGAAGAATTGATCAAGCATTGGAATCTTGAAGTGTATGACTATCCCGCTTCAAAAATTGCATTTACAGATGGCCCTGACACGGAAACGGGAGAGCCTAGATTCGACGTTTTGAAGTATTACCAATGGGGCAAGGCTTGCATGGTTATGTGCTTGGGAACGGAGCGCCCAAAATCAGGGGAGAGATTCCTTTGTGCGGTAGATGACTACTTGAATAGACCGACAGGATTTTTCAGTTGGCCTTGGGATGCCGCATATATTGGAACAAAGAATTCAGACACTGACCTGATTAAGGGATCTATTCCGCTCTCTATGGACATTCGTTATTCGGAAGGATCTCCTGTCAGCCTATATCCGCTCAGAGATTGGTCAGATGAAGATATTTTTTCATACATGGAATCAGAGGGCATCACCCCCGATCCGAGTAGATATGTTAAGAGCAATGGCAAGTGGGCTAACAATCCTGATATGTCCAATAACGCCGATTTCTATCCAGTTTGTTTTAACTGCGTAGACAGGAGAGGCCCGAAGCACGTTCATTGTCCAAAACTAAACGCAACCATCTCAAATGTATCGGCCTTTGCACCATACGAAGACCTTGTGATTGATGATTTGGGAGTAAAACCCGTTGTTTGGAACCAAGAGCCTCAGAAACATTA